CATACGGAACACGTCGATCCTGCAAGAGCACATGATGACCGCCCGCATGGCGACCAACATGATGCTCTCTCGCTGGTCGAACCAAGGCGTGAACCTCTGGCGGGTGGATCTGGTCACGGTGCCGCTGGTCGAGGGCCAATCGGTCTACGCCGTCAACCCATCGACCGTCGTCATCCTCGACGCCTACGTTACCATCGACAACGGCAGCGGGCCGCCCATCGACAGGATCATCCTGCCGGTGAGCCGGACGGAATATGCCAGCTTCCCGAACAAGGAACAGCAGGGCTTCACGACGACGTTCTGGTTCGACCGCCTGACCAGTGGCACGGACATGGTCGGGCCCGGCAGCAGCCAGCCCACGGTCGTCACAGGGCCGCAGGTGACGCTCTGGCCGGTGCCGGACGGGAGCAGCGCCCAGTACCTGAAATACTACCGGGTGGTGCAGGCCCAGACCGCAGATTACAGCAACGCCCAGACGGTTGATATTCCGTTCCTCTGGATGGAAGCCTTCGCGGACGGCCTCGCCTTCCGGCTGGCCAAGATCTGGAACCCGCAGATCGCCCCGGCCCTCAAGGCCATGGCAGACGAGAGCTACCAGATCGCTGCGGATCAAAACATCGAAACGGCAAATTTTTATGTGTCTCCACAAATTTCGGGGTATTTTAGGCCATGACCTCGAATGCTGACCTGCCTCGCATATTCTATGTGTATGAACATTGGAGGCCTGATACCGACACATGTTTTTATGTCGGGAAAGGTAAAAACAAACGCGCATGGAATCTAAAGAGCATGCGCAATCCACACCATAGATCTATCGTATCTAAACTCTCGTCTATGGGAATATCTGTAGATGTCAGAATAATCATCTCAAATATCTCCAATGAAGCGGCGTTGGCTGTCGAGAAAGATAGAATTGCTTTTTATGGAATTGACAATCTTTCAAATATGACAACCGGTGGCGACGGTCTTTCCAATCCGTCTCATGAAATTCGACTTAAAATGTCGCTATCTCAAAAGAAAAGATTTCAAAATATTGAGGAACGACAAAAGTTAAGTGTTGCTTTCAAGGGTAGAGTTACTTCTGAAGAAACAAAGAAAAAATTATCTGCCTCCAGTAAGGGCCATAAGCATTCCGAAGAAACGCGGGAAAAGATGAAAGTTGCCGCTAAGGGACGATCAATTCCGCAACATGTTCGCGATATACAACGATTGGCTATTACTGGACGCAAAAGAAGGCCGTTTACCGAAGAAACATTGAGGAAGATGTCTGAGTCCGCAAGGACGCGTGAGAACAGCAAGCGTTTAGGGGTCTCATAATGGGATACGCATCGCAATCAGGCCGCGCCAGAACCAGCTCGAGATCACCACAGGCGCATGCCATATGCGACCGGTGCGGATTTCGGTTCAATCACGCGGATTTGAAGTGGCAGTACGATTGGCGAGGGGCTTCCCTTGCCAACATCCGCCTGCTTGTCTGCGGCGGATGCTACGACACGCCCCAGCAGCAGCTTCGTGCAATTGTCATTCCGGCCGATCCCATGCCGATTCAGAACCCCAGAACTCAGGATTTTGTGACGGCGTCATCCAATTTCCGGGTCACCTCTGGCCAAAATACGGTGGACCCTCTCACCGGCATTCCAGTCCCCGGTGGCGACTTCCGCGTCACATCCGCCGATGATGCGGCGACGAACAATCGACGGGTTACTCAACAAACCGGCGAGCCGCCGGGCGGCCTGAACACCGAACCGGGAACGGATCCCAATGCGCCGGGGAACGACGATCCCGGATTGCCATACGACAACACTGAAGTTCCGAAGACAGGTACACTCTGATGGCACAAGTCCAGATTCCAAACCTTCCGGTTGCAATTGCGATTGACGGAACAGAAGAGCTTGAAATTGTTCAGGCTGGCACGTCGCATAGAACGACGGTTGGGGCAATCGCGGCCTTCTCGGCCAGTCTCCCCGGCCTCACTAGTATCGACGCCTTGATCCGTTTGCAGGGGTCCGCCCCCGCTTCGGCAACCGCAGCCGGAACCGCTGGCGACGTCCGTTACGACGCTGACTACATTTATATCTGCACCGCCACCAACACATGGAAGCGCGTTGCAATCGCGACTTGGCCTTAGCTTGGTGCCTGCAGATGCCGTTGGAGCCTTGCACGAGCAATATTTCGAGCGCCTTCTTCACCTATGGGGTGATGGGTGGTACGAAGTCAAAGCACCATACCTTGGCGTGGGAGATTGACCGTGAACCCGCAATTCTTTGATGTCATGGATTCCATCATGCGATGGGTTGTTGCCCCGGTCGCGGCGTTTGTTTGGGTCATCTACAGCAAGCAACAGGCCCACACGACATCCATTGCCGTTCTGCAGGCTCAGATGAACGCCTTTCAACTTGCTCACGACCGCGAGATCAAGGAGATCAGAGACACGTCACGGGCCATCATGGCCAAACTAGACTCGATAGAGGAGGCCCTTCGGAAATGAACCTGCCAAGATCGTCCCTCGACAAGCTGAAGGGTGTCCATCCGGATTTGGTGCGCGTCATCAAGTGCGCCGCCGCCAATTGGTCCGACCCCGGCACGTCCTTCATCGTCACTTGCGGGCCGCGCAGTCTCGCAGCGCAGAAGATTCTCCTCAGAAACGGCAAATCCACCACACTGCGCTCGCGACACATCCCGGCCAAAAACGGGTTTGCGCACGCCGTGGATCTCGCTGTCGTCATTGATGGCAAGGCAAACTGGGATCTGCCGAACTACGCCAAGCTGGCCAAACGCATAAGGGCGGCAGCAAAGGCGGAGGGCGTGCCTGTCGAGTGGGGCGGCGATTGGGCCGGATTGGTCGATGGGCCGCATTTTCAACTGCCTTGGAATGAATATCCGGGCAAACAATAGGAGAGCAAGATGTTCAAGGGATACAAGACCTACATTCTCGGAGCCGTCACCATCATTGGCGCTGTGGCGTCCTATCTGGTGGGGGACGCCAGCCTGTCGGATACGGTCAATCTGGTCGTCACCGCTGGCATGGGCATTTTCATCCGTAGCGGCGTGAACGCCGAAGTGGCCAAGATCGGCAAGTGATGAATGGGCTCGATGCGGCGCTAGTTGTGGCGCTGCTGGTCGCCCTGACGGTTGGCGTGGGGATTGGCGTCGTTCTGGCCGCCAGAAACCCGGCCACATGGACTGCTCTGGGGAGTGCCGTGGCAAAGGCGGTGCTCCCCAAGATCCAAGAAATGATCCTCAAGCGCAATCCTCCAGAAATCGAAAAGAAAATGCATGAGTGCCTCAACCGGGGTGGGACGTGGGACAACTTCCGAAAGCGGTGCCGCGATTAGGCCAGCGTTTCGATTGGTGAATCCGTCGCCTTCGGGTATATTGCGCGTACCTTTTGCCAACGACAGAGTCCGAGAGACAGCGCCATGACGACCGGTTTGAGCTACGACGGATCAGTGACCGGCACCAACAGCTACGTGGCGCAAATCGCCACCATGGCTGTTGTGGAGCCATCCGACACCAATTTCCTGACGATCCTCCCGCAGGCGATCACCTACGCCGAAAACAGGATGTACAGGGATCTGGACTTCCTGATCACCAGCATCTCGGTCACGTTTCCACTGACGGCAGGATCTCGAAGCCTGAATATTGGCGGCATCAATGGCGCAAACTTCCCGCTTGTCGTGACGGAGCAGGTCAATGTCATCACACCCGCGAGCGTCACGGATCCAGACGATCCGCTGGCCACGAGGACCCCGTGCCTGTCGGTGACGAAAGAGTTCATCGATCAGGTCTACGGGTCGAGCGCGCCCGCGAACCGGGGCGTGCCCCAATACTTCGTGCCGTTCAACGACAACCTCTACTACGTCGCGCCAACGCCAGATCAGGCCTACACGGTCGAGTTGGTCGGCACCTACCGCCCCAACAGCCTTTCGGCCACGAACCTGACCACCTTCATCAGCCTATACCTGCCGGACCTCTTCATCATGGCGAGCATGATCTATGTGTCGGCGTACCAGCGCAACTTCTCTTCGGCGTCGGGCAATGATCCGCAGATGCCGGTCACCTACGAGACGCAGTATCAGACCTTGCTGAAGGGCGCGACCATCGAGGAGGCCAGAAAGAAATTCGAATCTTCCGGATGGTCGGCTCAAAGCCCGTCTCCCGTCGCCACACCGTCGAGGGGGTAAGGCATGGCCCATGCAACGCTCAAGCTTCTGCCCGGCGTCGATCAGAACAGGACGCCCACATTCAATGAAGCCTCCATCTCATCGTGCGACAAGATCCGGTTCCAGCCTGATCAGCGCGGCGTTGCGCTCCCGCAGAAGATTGGCGGGTGGATCAAATATTACAGCTCCGCTCTGGCTGGCATCGTCAGGGAGCTGTGGGCGTGGGAGAACGCAAACACACTTCCCTACCTCGCCGTGGGGACGACGGGTTCGCTCTTCGCCCTGTCAAACGTGGCAAACCAGAACGGCACGCTCGATGATATCTACCCCCAGTACTATACCATCAACAGAGCTGTGTCGTTCAGCACGACCGCAGGATCATCAGCGGTCACGGTCAACGACTTGAACAGTGATATAATCACCGGGGACGTGGTGAACATCATCACTCACGTCAGCGTCGGAGGGATAATTCTTTTTGGCGCATATCCATGCATTTCGGGTGGCGCTAGTACGTACCAAATTCAATCGACGAATGTTTTGGGATACCCGAATCCGGCGACATCAAATGCAACAAACACCGGAACCGTGGCGGCCTTTTCCGTTTCCTCCGGAGAGAATGCGGTGACGGTTACGCTTGCCAATCATGGGTTTTCCGTTGGGCAATACTATCCCGTTCTCGTTCAAACCACGCTTGGCTCTTCCGGCATCACCCTTTTTGGAAACTACATAATTCAGAGCCTCGACTCTCTGGATCCAACGAACAAATTCATCATCAATGCATCAACCCAAGCCAATGCGACCGCGTCCTCTGTCGGCATAAATGGCGGCCTTGTTCGTTTTGAATACTATCTTGGAAACACAGTTGCCCCTTCGGCTTCTGGATTTGCTGTTGATCCTTACGGCATCGGTGGGTTCGGAGCTGGCGCTGCCGTTGGCAATGGCCGAAGCTTCGCGCTCACGGGCATTTCTCCATCCACGCCGTCCGCCGGGTATGTCACATATTCGTTCTCCGGAAGCATTGAGATAACCCCCGGAACCTCTGCCCAGATCACCGGCGTGACGGGCACAACCGGGTACAATACGGCGGGCACCTTGCCCATCATCTCGTCCGTCCAAGGCGCAACAACGACCATTGTGCTCCAGCAATCGACGACTGGTGTTGGAACCGGCGGAACGATCATCTTCTCAAATTACGCCGGGACCGGAGAGGTTGATTGGACGCTTGGCAACTGGGGCGAAATCCTCATCTCAAGCCCGCAGGGTGGTGCCATCTATCAATGGGATCCGGGCTCCGGGGACCAGACGTCCAGCATCATCTCCGCCGCCCCTCTGAGCAACACCGGCATGTTCATCGCCATGCCGCAGCGCCAGATCGTCGCCTACGGATCGACGTTCAACGGAATCCAGCAGCCCCTGCTGGTTCGCTGGTGTGACATCGGAAACTTCAATGTCTGGGCTGGCCAAATCATCAATCAGGCCGGTTCCTACGTCATCCCGAAGGGATCGCGAATTGTCGGCGGCATTCAGGGTCCGCAGCAATCGTTCCTGTGGACCGACCTTGCATGCTGGGCAATGCAGTACGTTGGCCAGCCCTACATCTACAACTTCAACGAAATCGGAACGGGTTGCGGGCTGATCGCCAAAAAGGCTGCGGGCTCCATGAGCGGAAGTGTGTACTGGATGGGGCCGTCTCAGTTCTACCGGCTTGCTGGCAATGGCGTGGAGCCCATGAACTGCCCGGTCTGGGACGTCGTCTTCCAGAACATGAACGCGGCATATGTGGACAACATCAGGTTCGCCGCGAACTCCAGATTCGGCGAGGTGACTTGGTACTACCCATCGCGGAACAGCGCGAGCGGGGAGAACGACAGCTACGTGAAGTACAACACGCTGATCGACAAATGGGATTACGGCTCCCTGAACCGCAGCGCGTGGCTCGATCAGAGCATCCTCGGCGCTCCCATCGGGGCCGCCGGAAGTGGCGCGCAGGGTTACCTCTATCAGCACGAAGCAACGCTCGTGAACGGGATCGTCACCCCTCTGTACAATGACGACACATCGCCACTCACGGCCAGTTTCCGCACCGGCTACTTCGAGATCTCCGACGCCGAATACAAGATGTTCGTGGACCAGATATGGCCCGACATGAAGTGGGGCTACTTCAACGGCGCTCAGGGCGCTCAGGTGAAGATCACGTTCTACGTGACGGACTATCCCGGAGAGCCCGACAGGGTCTATGGCCCGTACACCTTGACGAACGCTACCGATTTCATCACGCCCCGGTTCCGTGGTAGGCTTGTCTCGATTGAGATCTCAAGTGATGACCTGAACTCGTTCTGGCGCTTGGGTGCCATGCGATACCGGGTCCAGCCGGATGGGAAATACTGATGCCTGCGAGCCTTGACGACATCCTGACGACCCAAAAGAACGGCGTGGTGGCCATCAACACGCTTGGGCAATACATCGGAAAGAACTGGGCCTTTACGAAGGGCACCAGCCTGTCGCGCGCGGCCATGCCCACCGGATCGGTCGGCACGCTGCTCACGGTCAACACCGGGTTCCAGTACACCGTGAACGATATCGAGATCTGTAACACTTCTTCGTCCGCCCAGACGTTCAGCATCTACCTCGTCCCCTCTGGTGGATCGGCCACGGCGTCGAACGCCCTGTTCTACAATGCCCCAATCCCGGCGAACACGACCGTCCAGTGGACCGGCATGCAGGTGGTGGGCGCAGGTGGGTCGATCCAAGCCCTGTCGAGCTCCGCATCCGTTTCGATCATGGTCAACGGCGGGCAGGGAGACGCGCAATGACTATCAACGTCTACCCGCCATACGGCTCAAGCAGCACGAACCCGATCTACACGTACACGAACTTCAGCCCCAACGCCGTGGACGCCTTCGGGCGGCTTCGTGTGTCGAACCCCTACACCCTGTTCGACAGTCAGGCCCGGTTCGGGCTCGATTCAACGTACAGCTATGCGACCACAGGCGTGGGGGCATCGTTCCAATATTCGACCGGAAACTCGGCGGTCAACTTGACGGTTGGCACTGCAGCCGGGACGACCGTGGCCCAAACCTATCGCGTGTTCCCGTATCAGCCGGGCAAGAGCATGCTGATCCTGCAGACGTTCACGATGGCCGTTGGTCAGACAAACCTCACCCAGAGGGTTGGCCTATTCAACACCAGCAACGGCGTCTTTCTTCAGCAGACCGGAACCGCCTCCACCGGCATCTCGTTCAATGTCAGATCCAGCACGACAACCGGATCACAGACGGCGGCCAAGGGATCTTGGAATGTCGATAACTTCGACGGCACCGGCCCAAGCGGCGTGGCCCTGAACCTCCAGAAGACACAGATTCTGTGGTTCGACATCGAGTGGCTTGGCGTCGGCAACGTCAGGTGCGGCTTCGTCGTGAACGGCACCTTCTACACCGCCCACATCTTTCGAAATGCCAACATCAACACGTCCGTCTACATGCAGACGGCTGTGCTGCCCTTGCGCTACGAGATCTCGACGACAGGAAGCGGAACAAGCTCCGCCACCCTTCAGCAGATCTGCTCAACCGTCATATCGGAGGGTGGCTACGAGCAAGTATCGCAGACGTTTGTGGCCAAGAACTCCGTGTTTGTCACGCTGAACGCGATCAACACCGCCAATCTCGTCTACACCCCGATCACCTCAATCAGGGTCAATCAGAACGCCTTCGGCGCTATCGTGCTGCCGCTTCAGTTGATTGTCCTGCCCGGTGGCACAAACCCCGTCATCGAGATAGCCCTGATCAAGAACGGCACATTCAGTGTCGCCCCGTCCTTCGCCACCCCGCTCTGCATATCGACCACCGCGAGCGGAACCCAGAATCAGGTTGACGCCGAATACACCCCGGCGACCGGCGGCGGCACGATCACGGCAGTGGCTGACAACATCATCCAGATCGCCTACGCATCGTCGTCCCAGCAATCAACAAACGTCAACTCCACGACGGTCCTGTACAATTGGGATCTCCAGCTTGGCACTCAAACCACGGCCTCGACGACCACGACCTACGCCAACAACTCCGCCGGTGCTGGTGTGGCCCCCACGGGCAGTGACGTCTACACTGTGGCCGCCCGGTCTATTTCCGGCAGCAATCCCACGGCTGCCGCGTCCCTCTCATTCTATAACCTGACGGTGTGATCATGCCTCTGAAGAAGGGTTCCTCCCAATCGACCATCAGCGGCAACATCCGCGAGATGATGCATGCCGGGCACCCTCAGAAGCAGGCCATCGCGGCGGCGCTGAACGCGGCCAGATCGGCACGAGCAAGCGGCGGGTATGGGGTCGCAACCGAGGACCCTGTGGCCTTCTTTGGCGGCGCGGCGAAGACCAGCGAAAAGGTTCACGCTGGGCCGATCCACAGCCCCGTCGCCGGGCGCACGGATCACCTCCCCATGCATGTCGCCTCCGGATCCTACGTGATCCCCGCCGACATCATTTCGGCCATGGGCGAGGGTAACAGCATGGCGGGGTTCAAGGTGGCCAAGGACATCTTTGGCCAGTCATTCTACGGCGATCAGAAGGCCGGGGCTGGAGAGCCCTATGGCGGCGAAGGAGCGCCCTACGGGGGCTCTGGGATGCCCTACGAGGGCGATGGAGCGCCCTACGGCATGACGGCACCGGGGAAGGCCGCCGGTGGCGGAACGGCGACCGTGCCCATCGTGGCCGCAGGAGGGGAGTACGTCATCCCTCCGGAGAACGTGATCCACATCGGGAATGGAGATCTCGATTACGGCCATCAGGTTCTGGATGAGTTTGTGAAGAGGTTCCGGGCCAAGACCATCAAGACCCTGCAGAAGCTGCCGGGCCCCAAGAAAGATTAACTGGAGAGAAGAGCATGACAAACGAGATCTCTGTTCGCGTCGGAACCCCCGAGGATCTACCCGGCATGATGGCGCTGGCTGCGCGGGCGACCGACGAAAACGCCTTCGTGATGCCCGACACCGAAAAGCTGCTGGAAGAGATGTGGGGCAGCCTGAACCGGAGCGGCGGGATCGTCGGCATCATCGGCACGCCCGGCGAACCATTTGAGGGCGCAATTGTTTTACGAATTGGCGAGTTGTGGTACAGTCGGCAACCGGTTCTGGAAGAGAGGGCCGTTTTTGTCGCACCTGAATTTCGCAACGCCAAGGGCGGTAGGGCCAGAAAATTGTGTGAGTTCGCCAAAGAAGCAGCGAATGAGCTAGAGATTCCGCTCACCATTGGCGTGCTCTCGAACAGCAGGACCGAGGCAAAAATTCGCTTGTACCAGCGTATGTTCGGAGAGCCTGCGGGCGTGTACTTCCTTTATGGGGCCAAGACTGGCCTCGACAATCTACCCAATAGGGGGCCTGAATGAGCGGCGGCGGAAAGAATCAGACCAGCACAACGAAGGTCACCATCCCGCCAGAGGTGCTGGCGCAGTACAAGAAGGCCACCGACATGGCCTCCACGGCTGCTGACAGGCCTTGGCAATCCTACTCAAGCGACCCCAGCGCCTTTGTCGCCGGGATGACCCCCACGCAGATGGCTGGCGTGGGCAACATCAACGCCAACGCTCAGGCCGCGCAGCCTTGGTATCAGGGCGCAGGCGGGGCGACGGTCGCGGGCATGGGGTCCGCCAATCTGGGCGGCCTGAACGTCGATCAGTACATGAGCCCGTACCTGCGCAACGTGGCGCAGACAACCTCTGATCTGCTGGGCCAGCAGAACGAGCAGGCAATGTCCGGCCAGCTTGGCAACGCCATCACGGCGGGCGCGGGGTGGGGCGACCGATCTGGCATTGCTGCGGCCAACCTGAACCGCCAGCAGGCAATGAGCAGCGCCAACATTCTGTCGAACTTGCTCAATCAGGGGTATACTCAGGCGCAGGGCGTGGCCCAGCAGCAGCAGGGCGCGGATCTCGCGGCCCGGCAGGCCAATCTGGCGCGCCTCATGCAAGGTGGTATGAACCTTGGCCAGTTGGGCTCCGCCGCGCAGGAGGCGGCGCTGCAGGGTGGCCAAGCGCAGATGGCGGCTGGTCAGCAGGAGCAGCAGACGGAGCAGGCAAGGCTGTCTGCGATGTACAACCAGTGGCTTCAGCAGCAGGCCTATCCGTTCCAGACGGCTCAGTTCTTCTCGAACATCGCGCAGGGCATCGGTGCCAATTCCGGGTCCACGACGTCGCTCACGCAGCCCGCCGGGTTCTTCTCGGGTCTGGCGCGCGGTGGCCGCGCAGGGAAGGCCGATGGCGGCGGTCTGGGCATGGCCAGCATGGGCGGCCACGTCGGCATGGAACACGCCATGCAGGGCTACGCTGACGGCGGCATGCCGCAGGATTACTCGGCCATGGTGCTGCAGGCGCTCTTCGGCGGCGGAGACCCCAATGCAGGGGCCTACGGCATGGCCGGTGGCCTCCCCGGCGGTGGCGCTGGCTTCGTGCCCCAGCCCAACATGCAGGGCACCGTCTTGCGGCCTGCGGAGATGCCGGAACCCACAGATCAGACGTCAGTCAAGGACGTCGTGAACGCCGCCGAGCGGGGTGCGGACATCTACAACTCCGAGGGCGGCCAGAGAGCCGGGAGCTTCATCAAGGATCTGCTCGGTTACGACAACCCCATGCAGCAGGCCTCCGGTGGCCGCATCGGGTATGGTTTGGGCGGTACGCCTTACGAGAGCAGCGCCACAAGCTCAATGGGCGGCCTTCCGTCCCCCGGTGGCGGCTATGTTCCGCCGCCCATAGACAACCAATCCAGCGACAAGCTGAAGCCTGCCGAGATCGCGCCGCAGGAGCAGGAGAGCGGTCTGGGCAAGATTGCCGACATCGCCAAGATCGCCACCATGTTCTTCCTCAAGGATGGCGGCGTGGCCGGGCCGCGCCATGGATATGATGCGGGCGGTGCCCCGGACTACAGTGACTGGCGCACACGAATCCAGAACGATCCTGTCGTCATTCGCGATGAAGAGTTGACTGGTCCGCAGCCGAAACCCAACGTTGGCTTCTTGCCCCTCAGTGGGCAGCCAAGAGACGAATACTTCGATCCGAACGATGTCCTTCCCGTTTCAAACGCCGCCGCCAAGACCGACAATCCGGAAGCCTCAAAATTCGACATCGCTCGCGATACATACGCGAACCGAAGAAAAATTGATGAGGCGCGCTGGGCGCTGCAAAAAGTGATTCCGGGCTGGACGACAAATCCTGTGGCATCGATTGCCGATGCTTGGTCCGGATATTACGGTCGCACGTCTGAGAACGCCGCGAATGACGCGAACACCGAAAAGGCGCGCCAGACGCTCGATTGGATCAACTCCAATCGGGATTACTTCATGATGAACCCGGACGAGGCCGCAGCCCTCAGAGAGGATCCGACAGGATACTATGATCGGCACAAGACCGGTCTTGGCAACGCAAATGCTGCTCCCGCCCCCGCCCTCGCTGCACCGCCCGCTGGCGGCGTCGCACCTGCCGCCGCCGCTCCCGCAGAACAGCGCCAGATCCCGCAGGTCTTCGGCGAGGCGGGCATGAGCTACACCCCGCCCCTCCCGAGGCCGGGCTTGGCCGCCGCCGCTGAACCTACCGCTGCAGGCGCTGGCCCCGGCCCCGCCTTCGAGCGCGCCGGTCGTGGCGCGCCGGGACTTGCTGCGGCAGGCGTCGAGCGCACCCTTGCCTCACCCGTTACACAGGAAATTGGCGTGTCGCCAAAAGCCCCTCCATTTCTCGCCGATAGCGAAAGCGGAAATAACTTCGACGCTCGCAATGAATATGGATACGTTGGGCGCTATCAATTCGGAGAGGACCGTCTTGCCGATGCAAAGCGCGCAGGGGTGATCCCACCCGACATGACGTCCGAAGGGTTCCGCAACAATAAAGAAGCTCAACGAGCGGTTGAAGATTGGCACTTCAATGATATCGACGGGTTTATAAACTCCAGCGGCCTCGACAGGATAATCGGCCAAACCATCAACGGCACACCGGTAACGCGCGATGGCATGGTCGCCGTGGCGCACCTTGGTGGCAAAACTGGGTTGTTGAAGTTCATTCAATCAGGTGGAGGTTACAACCCGGCTGACGCCAACGGCACGCGCCTCTCGGACTATCTGGCGCGCGGGGCCGGGCAAGTGCCTGCCAATAAATCACAGCCCGGAACCGCCCTTGCCGGTGCGGACATTTCCGCTCCCGCGACATCCGGCGTGCCGCAGATTCGGCAGGCTGCGGGCGAGGCTGGCAGTGGCCTTGGGCGTGGAATTGGCGGGATCGGTGATTTGTTCCGGAAGAACGAAAATGTCCTGCTTCCGATCCTGAGCGGCATCGGCGCTATGGCCTCATCGCCCAGCCGGTATCTTGGATCCGCCATCCTGCAGGGCGTCGGAGCCGGTGCCGGTTCCTACATGAAGCGTCAGGGTCAGCTTGCCGACATCGCAAACACGAACTCAGTCACGCTCAACAATCTGGCTCGGGTTGTTCAAAGCAGCACGATCACGACTCCGGACGGCGTGATACTTGTCCCGACGACCGACCCAAATCGTCCCTATGCGAACGTCTACGAATTTGCAAATGACCCAACCCTCCAGTCGAAATTTGGTCAGCAGGCGTCTGACGCTATCAG